TGGAACGCAACCAATAGTGAATTTGAACCTGGTGATGTCACTTCAAGTCTTACAGGTTTAAGTGATACAACAATAAGCTCTTTAGCAACAAACGAAATACTTAACTATAACGGAAGTGCTTGGGTTAATACCTCTACACCAACATTAGGTGATACAACACTTGTTTCTACAAATACAAATGCTAATGCAGCACCATTGTTAAAACTTTATAGAAATTCTGCTTCACCAGCAGATGGAGATGATTTAGGAGTTATTAGATTTACAGGAGAAAATAGTGGTGGCTCAGAAACTATATATGGTTTCATAAGTGGGGAAATAGACGATGCTTCCAATAGTGTAGGTAGATTGAGATTTGGTGCAGGAGATAGTGGTGGACTTTATGTAATGGACATTCATACTGGTGGGTTGTATCTTTCTACTGGAAAATATATAAGTTTTGAAGGTGGTTCATTAAATGATTTTGAAACTACTTTAAATGTCACTAACCCAACTGCTGATAGAACAATAACTTTACCAGACTCAACTGGAACAGTAGCATTAACATCTGATGTTCCTAGTGATACTGATGGATTATCTGAAGGTTCAACAAATCTTTACTACACAAACGCTAGAGCAGACGCAAGAATTGGTGCAGCCGATCTTAACGATCTAAACGATGTATTGTTTAGCGATCCAACATCAAGCGACGACGCAAAAGTTGTTTCTTATAGTAATAGCTCTGGTGGTTTTGTTCTGTCCTCTCTTGGTGGCTTATCTGGATCAGGTGAAGTCAATACAGCATCTAATCAAAACACAGCAGGTATTGGAGTATTTAAACAAAAGACAGGTGAAGATCTTGAATTTAGAGGTATCAATGCTGGATCCGCCAAAATAACTGTCACAAACGATACTGCAAATGACGAAATAGATATAGACTTTGGTACTGTTTCTATTGCAGATCTAAGCGATGTAATTACTACTTCTGTATCAGACGGACAAGCATTAGTTTATAGTTCCTCTAACTCTAGATTTGAGCCTGGAGATGTCACAGCAACTTTGTCAGGTTTGACTGATACAACAATAACTTCCCCTTCAAATGGTCAGTTAATTAAATATAATGGTTCTGCTTTTGTTAACTTTACTGCTGATACCGACGATATTGGCGAAGGTTCAACAAACTTGTATTACACAGACACAAGAGTAAATACTGCGTTTGATACAAGACTTGCTACAAAGGACACAGATAATCTTAGTGAGGGATCTTCAAATCTATATTACACAGATGCAAGAGTACAAACCAAGATAGATAGTTATGTCACAGGCGGTACAGGTGTGACAATTTCCTCTGGTGAAGTAGCTATTGGACAGGCGGTTGCTACTACTTCTGATGTGACTTTTAACGATTTAACAGTATCAGGAAACTTAACTGTATCAGGTACAACAACAACTGTTAATACAGAAACAATAAACTTAGCTGATAATGTCATAGTTATCAATTCCAATGCAACTGGCTCTGCTTCAGAGAACGGTGGTATTGAAATTGAAAGAGGTGACGATGCTAATAAAACACTTATATGGAACGAATCAACAGACAAGTGGACTGTTGGATCTGAAACATTTGTTGCAGGTACATTTGAGGGTAATGCAACTGGTTTAACAACTGCAGCTATTACAGCTTTAACTGAAGACAGTTCACCAGCAGAAACAGATCTTATTGTTGTTTATGACGGAAGTGCTAATGCACTAAAGAAAGTAGCTAAGTCTAACTTTGCAGCAAGTGCAACATTTGATGTCAATGATGAAATGCCACTTACTTTAGCTGATGGTAGTTCTGATCCTATACAGTTTACAAATGTCGGTACATCAGCAACAGATCTTGATCTAACTCTTGCAGACGGAACTGTTGATCCAATAAACCTTGTAGGAACTTCAAACTCTGCAACAGTATTTAGAGATGGCGACACAGACACATTTATTAAGGTAGAAGATACTAGCGATGATGACACAATTAAGTTTTCTACAGCAGGAACAGAAAGATTACATATTGAAAGCGATGGAGAGTTTGACTTTAAGAAGAGTCAAATTAAAAACTTAGCTGAGTCAATACAAACGCTTACAAGCTCTAGTGGTGTATTAGCTATTGATATGGCTACAGCAGGAATAGGAACTATTACATTAACTGAAAACATTACAGATATAGATTTTACAAATGTTCCTACAAGTGGTGCTTCAACTTTTGTTCTTAAAATTACACAAGACTCAACTGCTAGAACAGTAGCTATAAATGCTATCACTGTAAATGGTGGTTCAGATGTCACAGGTAAAACAGCAGGAGGAAATGGATACACAGTTTCTACTGGTAGTGGCGATGAAGATATAGTCACATTTACATTCTTTAATGCAAGCACACCATATCTAAATGCAATACAGGATTGGTCATAATGAGTTTACTACTAGGAACAGCTAGGAATAACTTTACATTAGCACCAACAGGACAAGAGTTTATTATAGAACTAGACGCTCAATATGGTAGTGGCTCTACTTGGACAGATAATAGTGGTAGTGGTTTAAATGCAACATTAACTTCTACTACTGTCACAGGCTCAGGTGCTACAAAATATGTTCCTGTAGATGGATCTGCTGACTATGCACAAGTAGATGTAGGAACAGCTTTTGATTCGCTAAGTGCATTTACTGTAGAGTGTGTATTTATGGCTGTTGGGGTTTCTCACGCATATCCTAGATTTAACTTTAATCAAAGTAATGAATTTGGTTTTAGATTAGTGACCACTCAATCTACAACAGGTTGGAACTCTTGGGTTTTTAATTTTAATGGAACTAATTATAGTTTAGATGACAGAACGCAATCAAGTAGCAACTCAGCTTATTCTTATACAGCTAATACTAAAGTTTATTGTGCTGTGACTTATGATGGAACAACTTTGAAATCTTATTTTGGTAAAGGTAGTTCAGTCACAAATGTTGCTACTACTACTGTAGCTGAGGCAGATAGAGGTGTTTTAAATGCTAGTTATAAAAGCGATAAAAATTTAGTATTCGGTAGAGAAACAAATTACAGTCCTACTAGATACCTAGCTAGTAGATTTTATTATTTTTCTTTAAAAGATAAGACTTCTACATCTAGTGAAATAACATCAAGATTTAATACATTTGATACGAGGTTTAGTTTGTAATGGAAATATATTCACACGCTAATTTTCATATTCATAGAGCAACTCACGATAACGAGTATGTTGAGTGGGGAGAAGAGGAAGAATGAAGTACAAAGCATTAACACCTATTTATAATGGCGCGCCAACTGATTGGACGAAAATAAAGAAATTGTCTGAGCAAGAGCGAAAAGCCATAGATCACAAATCTTTAGAATATAATAATGGTGGTGGGAAAACACTTGCGGATTATGTAAATTCCAAGTTTGATCCAGAAAACTATTTAGGAAAAGGTAGATAAATATGGCTGATAGACAACAATTAATAAGAGTAGCAATGACTGGATCTGATTCAACAGGTCTAGCAGAATTTCAAAATGGCCATGTAGACGGCGGACCTTTAATACCTGCCTATACAGAAACCGAAAGAGATGCTATAACAACTGCAACTGAAGGTATGGTGATCTACAATACTGACGATGACCGACTAGAAGTGCGAACTTCAAGCGCTTGGTTGCAATTAGATGTTGGTGATGTCACAGGTGTCACAACTGGTGCAACTTCAGGTATTTCTGGTGGTGCAACAAGCGGTGCTGTCGATATAGCGATTGACGCTACAAGATTAACAGACGGTACCTCAATAGATGTTGACGAAGATAACGATTTAGTTATGTTATATGACAATTCAGCAACAGCAATGAAGAAAGTAAATCCAGTCCAACTATTCACAAATGAAGCGTTGGTATGGATGGGATTATAGGAGAATAAATGGCGATATATAATGCAGCGGAGTTAGCAGAGGTCACAGCATTAGGAACTTCTGAAGCACAAGTTTTCAGTAATTCTAATAAGTGTATTATCAAGCAAATTATGTTAGCGAACTATACCGCTACTGATAGAACAGTAGAGATCAAAATTATTCCTTCAGGGGATACAACAGGAGATCAACATATCATTTTTGGTGATATTACTGTATCAGCTAATACAACCACAGTTATTGACTTAGCTATGGTTATACCAGCTAGCGCTTCAGTAGCAGCAAAATGTTCAGCAGCTACTTCCGTGAATATACATATTTCTGGTGTCGAGGTGACATAATGGCCATTATAGATGTACCAGAGCCAGTCTTTATTGACAGACTAGGCGGAGACGAAATATACGGCTATGGTCAAGACGGCGATGTGACTATCGCTGCTAATACTACTTTGTCCAGAGATATGTATTACAACGATCTAACAATAAACTCTAGTTGTACACTAGATACTAACGGTTATCGTTTATTTGTTCGTGGTACATTAACATTTACAGACGGTACCTCTCGTATCGGTAGGTTTAGTAATAAAACAACTGCTGGTACTTTAAAAGGTGGTTTTGCTAAAGGAACAGCAGCAACAGATACTTTAGGTGGTAGATCATCAGAACAAACTGATAGTGATCATAACAACAATCAATTTTTTGACGGATCAAGTGAATTTTTTAACTTAACAACAGCTTTAGCAGGTAAAAAGTTTGATCAAGCAACAGATACATTTAAATTTTTAGGTGGTGGATCAGGTGCAGACGACGGTGCGATAACAGGAACCCCAACAGGTGGTTCAGACGGTAGTGATACTAACTGGGCTGATTATCAGACTGTCGGTGCTGACGGAGGTAAGGGTGCAGACGGTAATGCAGCAACAGCAGGTACAGGTGCAGTCGGCGGTGGTGTTGTGTTAATCGTAGCAAAAAATATTGTAGGAGATGGTGTAATTAGAGCTGACGCTGACGACTCCACAGCAAGTTCTGACGGAACAGACGGCGCACCAGCACCAGACGCACAAACACCAGGTAATAATTATTCTTATCCTGGAAATACTAACCCAACCAACTATGGTGCAAACTATGGAGCAAATTATGGTGCAAACTATGGTTCAAACTCAGGATCAAATCCAACCAACTATGGATCTAACTCTACAAACTATGGATCTAATCCAGGTAGCTCACATACACATTATCATTGGCACCCAAGTCCACCAATAAATAACTTTCCTGGTGGTTTTTATCATTATCATTACGCACATTATCATCCAGGTAATAACTATTCCTATCCAGGAAATAACTATTCGTATCCTGGAAACAACTATTCTTACGGATATAGCTATGGGTATAGCTATGGATATTCTTATGGATATTCTTATGGTGGAAACAACAACCCAACAAACTATGACTCTAATCCAACAAACTATCACCCAGGTGGCGCAGGCGGATCAAAAGGCACAGCATCAGTATCTTATAACGCTGGTGGTGGTGCAGTAGTTTTAATATCAGGTAAGAAACCACTACCTAGCGGTTTAACAGTTGCAGCAGCAGCAGGTACAGGTGGTTCAGGAACAGCAACAGCAGGATCAGTCGTGACAGTATATAACATCAATGCAAACGATACTGATCCAGGATCATAGGAGTAATTATGCCAATATCAAGAACAGGTGAATACAATATAAAAGAATACGGTTATATACCACCAGATTACACAACCTATGATGTGATACCAGATAGCATTTATGGATCTGGTATGGATGGTAATGTCACAATATCTTCTAATACAACTTTGACCAGAGATATGCACTATAACAATTTGACAGTAAATCCAGGAATAGTTTTAGACACAGCAGGATATAGGGTTTTTGTAAGAAATGTATGTGCTTTAGCACCTGATTCATCAAACCAAAGTGATACAAAAATTGGACGAGTAGGCGGTGTTTCTACTTCAGGAACATTAAGAGGTGGTGCTGTTGGTAATGTCACAAACTCTTTAGGTGGTAATGGTAATGGTTATACAGCTACCGCACCAGGCGAAGGTGCAGAATACTTTAATCATCCTGACATTGCTATACAGGCTCTTGTACACCACGGTGGCCAAACAACAGCAGAAGCATTACAGGGTGGCGCTGGAGATAGTGTTAATCACGGTGGTGGAATTGTTATTCTCTGTGCAAGAAAATTACAGGGGTATGGAACTATTGAAGCTAGTGGTGAAACAACTACTGGTGGCGGTGTAATATTTATAGTTTCTCAAAGCATACCTTTAACAGGTGTAGCTACTGATGTGACAGGATACGCGGCTGGTACAGTAAAAACATTTAAGGTATAACAATGGCTAAGAAATGTACCTGTGGTAAAAGTCCAACTGGATACTGCGTGGGTTTACACGATAAACCAGATACAGAGGTAGAAAATGGCGACAGTTAGAATCCACTATAAAAGATCAGACGAAAATTACGATGACTACCAGTTGTATTATATGCCTGGAGAACATCAGGGTGATAAAGATCTTTTGTTTCCTGATAATGACACAGACGGCGAGTTTCACGAATTTCCTAGAACTGGTTTAGATTTTACAGTTGAAGGAGATCTTGGCTATGTGGATCTAGACTTTAACGGATCAAAGGTAGCTGATGTTTATATTCGTAGAAAAGACTTTGGTATAGAGTACGGTAAAGAATTATGCGGTTCATTTTGTACTGAACCATTATGCGGTTTCTGTGGAGAAACAGGTTATAAATATATAATTGGTGAAACATACTATTCAGAAGTATTTATAAAAGAAAATTCAGAATATTTATTTACAGACAATACTTATTCAGCAATAGCCCCTCAAAGAATTGTTTTACAATATAGCCAAGAAGTGTCTGATGATGACGAAACACTACACGACACAGTAGAACACGGAAATCCTGGTGTAGATACTGAACTACATTATACCTATGCAAAAATCTACAATACTTATAGAAAATCTACTACAATACAAATACCGCAAGAAACATTAGACCTAGAAGTAGGTCATGATATGGACTTAATCTCGACAGTTTTAATGTTATACTTGTGTGGTAATACTTACGATATAGGAGAAAGTATGGACTTATCAATAGACGCAGACGCTTTAAATGTTGAAAAAGCTGACGCATTACAAATGGTTGACAAAGCGATTGCTAATTGTCTTTATAAACTCGGTGAAGTACCAGCAGATTTTGACGAAGATGCTTTTCAAGCCGATGTAGCAGCATACAAAGCAACTAAAAGCGATGTATTAGCGAACACCGTTGACTATCTTGAAGAATTACTTACAACAAGACCAAATCTAGTTTAGATCTGTAAAGGGAGGAGATCATGAAAAAGGTATATTTTGTACCTAAAGATAAGTCTTTAGCCGACTGTAAAGATCAGTGGGAAGGTAAGTTTCAAGAAATACACCACGGTGTATCAGAAAATAACAAACATTATATAAAGTTTGAAGACAAAGAACACAGCTTTGAAATACCTGAATATCAACATTTGTTAGTGCCTGATACCTGTGCTAATACCGATTTTACAAAATTTTTACTTCATGATGATTTCGCAGAGTTTGAAGAGAACCCAGTATTTAAATTAGAAATATGGTCTAAAGATTATGACAATCCACAAAAAGATCATAAATTAGTAAGCAAGCATCCATTAAGTTATACACATCAAAAAAGTAGATGGGGAACTGATCATATAAGGCTAGATCCAGGTTGGTATATTCTAAAATTTTTCAAAGATGATAAATTATGTGCTGACTCAGAACTATCAGTTTTTGAACTTGTTGGGGAAGAGGAATGAATAGACTTTGGAAACAAGCTGAAATTAAAAAAATAGTTCCTGGTGTATTAGCTTGGGAAAAGTGTTTAGAAGTTCCAGAGGGTATTGTTGATTTAATGGACTCAGAAGTAGATAGGTGGAAAGACAATTTAACAGAGGAAGATCTAAGCCAGCCTGGAAATAATCAAACTGTAAAAAATGTAAATGGTCCTATAAGGTTTGATCCAGAAAGAGAATTTAGACACAAAGAAAGTCAAGATTTTTTTTGGCAGGTTCAACAAAATGCACTGGATAAAATAAATGAGTATTGTGATGTATACCCAGATGTTAAAGACGAAATACATTGGATGGAGCAATACCAGTATATAACTTACAGACCACCAAAATTCATGAATTATCATGGCGACAATAGATCTACTAGAAATCCTGAAACAGGTAGATTTTGGAACGCACCATTTCTTAGGCGTATAACAATACTTACATATTTAAACGATAATTTTAAGGGTGGTGGTTTAGATTTTAGATATTTTGATAATGGTGCTTATAAACCACCAGCAGGAACAGTTGTTATTATGCCTAGTTCATTTGTTTTTTCTCACGCTACAACACCTTTACTTAATGGTAGAAAGTCAGCTTTTTTAGTATCCTGCTCTAGTGGATTTGATTTAGATTCATATTTAGACGGAGAGGATCTAGAAAACTTATCAGGGAGACAAATATTATGAAAATAGTAATGGGTTGTGTAGAGATATACGAGGATTTTTTAAGTGACGAGGTATCTAAAAAAATAATAGATGTTATAGAAAACATTGATCAAGACGAAAATATTGAAATTAAGTTTGAAGACGCAGGTATAGGTAAAGGACATAAAGGCGGTCAAATAAGAAGTAATAAGTTATTTCCTATAAGTAAATACGCTACCTTACCACCTGAACACAGGACTGTAAGACAAATGGTCAAGCACGGTAAAGACAAAGAGTTTTCTGCTTTAAAAGATATACAAACACTTTTAGCAACAAAATTACAAGATTATGTAAATGAATATTGTAATAAGTATGAAGTGAATATACATTTTGACGAAGGATATACATTATTGCGTTATCAGGGTGGACAAGAGTATAAAGCTCACTGTGATTATGCACCACATAACCCTCGTCATTTATCAGCTTTAATACTTTTAAACCCCTCTGAATATCAGGGTGGTGGTACATACTTTACTCATTTTGACGAAATGGTAAAGCCAGAAAAACCAGCACTAGTATTGTTTCCAAGTAATTGGGCTTACGCACATCAAGCTATGCCTGTTATTAGTGGTACCAAGTATGCTATCGTGACTTGGTTAGGACATAAGTTAGACTTTGACGGTATGCCACCTATGTACTTTCCAGAAGGTTCTAATTTACCACAAGAAATGTTAGGATAGATTTATGACACAATCACAACTATTTAGAAATGGTATAACTATTAATATTGACGAAACTGATCATACAGAATTTGGAAGAGTAGATTTACTTGGACACATAAATCCATCTGTTGAGTTTTGGCTTAAAGAAAATGCAAGTAGCTTTTCAAAAGCACTAATTGTGGGTGCTGGAGTAGGTGTAGCAACTGGTATATTAGAAGCTGCGTCTGTTGAAACTATAAACATAGAACCAGTAAGTGAAAGGTTTACTATATTGAATGGTAATTTTGATACTGCAACAAATATAGAAAAGGCTTGTAGTAATGAGAGCGGTACAGGTAATATGTATTATTTTGCAGACAATAAATCTGGTGCTTTGTTAGATCTAATTTTTGGTGACGCAAGTGAAGAAGTAGATATTATTACGGTTGATAGTTTAGGACTAACCGATCTTGATCTAATTGTTATAAATGTAAATGGACAAGAGTTAGATGTACTAAAAGGTGCAGAAACTACTATTGCAAACAATACTGGTATAAAAGTAGTAATAAATTGGAGGCCTGATCTCATAACTTCTCTTAATACTGCTATTTCATATTTGCAAAGTAATTTTTCTAGTGTAAATATTATTCACTGGGAGTCTGATGACACAATATCACTAAAAGAACAATTTACTGCTCAAACTGAAGATCACTTACAAGCAGTAATGACTGCGGATTTATTACTGGAGTAGGAATATAGTGATGGGGAAAAAGTACAACAGATTTTTAGAAACAAAAAAGCACAAACTAAAATTTGATACAATAGAATTTTTAACACAGAAACCAGAGTATATTGATCTAGCACCGCCAAGACCAGCGAAAGAGTTTGTACCAGCTTGGTATAAAAATTTACAGCGTGAGTGGACTGAAATGCGTGACGGTAAAGACGGTGCGTTGAAAGATGAAAGTTGGAATACTGTTCCATATAAGGATAACTCACTTAAAAAGTGTCCTAGTGTTAAAGACATAATGTATGAAGGATACATCATACCCCTGTGGCTGGATTTAAAAATAGATCATACAAAAGAAACTGGTTTGAACTGGTACAACAAACACGCTTTTGAAAACACAATAACTTTCCATGATCGCAAATCAATAGGTGAGATGCCTTACTTAGATCACTCATTTAATACTGCTCTAAAATTTGAAAATCCCTGGGATATAGTCACACCTCCAGGTTGGTCTGTTATGATAGTAGATCCGTGGTATCACAGAAATCTAGATCTAGAAATTATGCCAGCTTTAGTTGAAACAGACTCATATCATCAAATGAATATACCTTTTATCTATCACGGTACAGGTGAAAGAATATTCAGACAGGGTATGCCATTGATACAAGTTATACCATTTAAAAGAGAAACTCTACCAAATTTAGATGTAAGGGTTATGGACGAACAAGATAAAGAATATTATGATAAGAGTAGGGCTGCGGAAAGAACTAGACAAAACGGTTATTACCGTTGGCTTACTCAAAAAAATAGAAAGAGGTGGGAAGAAGATGGGATTATTTAACAAATGCCCAATAAAAATACCTGATATAGCAAGTATTTGGGAAAAACCATTAAGAGAAAGTAATAGAAATTTACCAGTCGTTGCATTTACAATACCTCAACCACTTGCAGATGTAGCTGGTAAGGAACACGAAGAAGAAAGAAGTATTCCTGTAATTAATTATGGTATGCCTCGTAAGTTTGTAAAAGCTCCAAATGGTTGTGTATCTACACAGTTTCAAAGAAATAGACTTTATGAAATGTACTTTCCTTACAGTCATGTAAAAGTAAATTTAGGTAAAAATCAATTTGCTGACGAAGTTGATCGTTTTGGTGGTTTTAATTTTTCTGCTAATTATCACGGCGCTGTAAAACATCACGGACCTTTTAATGATGTAATTATGGAGGAAAAAGAGGCCTGGGCTAATCCTAATCAACCTGTTATGCAAATAACTATGCCTTTTATGTTTTTTACAGATGATCCAGAAGTTTGGCTTGATGTAGTGCCTAGTGATAGAAACGCAGGTAAAAATCTACCAATATCTTTAATTGGTGGTTTTATGCCTATACACGCTTGGACTAGGGGTTTATCTTGGGCTTTTGAGTGGACAGACACAACACAAGATACACTTGAATTAAACCACGATACTGTAATGTTTAACATACTTTTTTCTAAACCAGTAAAAATAGAATTTGTAGAGTGGAACGAAAAATTTAGTAAAAGATGGAATATGATTGTAGGTTCAGCAATAAACAGAAGAGAAACAAATACTTTATACACTGACGCACTTGCTCGTAGACCAAAAAAATTATTACCGAAGAAAAAATGGTTCAAGAAGTAAAGGTTATTGATAGCCTACTAGATTTTGGTAGTTTTAATTATGTTAGAAATCTACTTAAAAGTAAACATAAGACATTTAGTTATGATAGTTATTTTGGTCGATATTCTGTATCTGATTATGATTATCCAGAAATGCGCACTTATTTGTCAAGCGTAGAACAAAAAGCTAAAAAAATATTTAACTCTGATACTTTAAAAAAGACTTACATATTGTTTGCACATTACGAAGGTACAGAGGCAGAGTTATTACCACATAAAGACGATAACGCTTGTACATATACTTTAGATCTGTGTTTGTATCAAAATACACCGTGGCCTTTATATGTAGAGGGTAAAGAATATACTTTAGGGGACAATCAGGCCTTAGCTTTTTATGGTGAAGATCAAGAGCATTGGAGATCAAAGTTCCCTAATCCAGAAACAAACCAAGTTGGTATGTTATTTTTGCATTATGCGGAGCCTGATCATTGGTTTTTTAAAAGGGGTATAAATGAAATGGATTAAAAAAAATGAAATAAAGTTTGCAACTATGTCGCCAGCTTTAATAGACACCGCACCACCAGTACCAGCAGGACAGATGATCCCTGATTGGTTCCAAAACTTACCACTTGATCTAGCTAGGCTAGATATACAACCATTTCCAAAAATGGGGGAAATGCTTAAAGATTACAACAGTCATACAATTAAAAAATGTCCAGCAGTTGTTGACTACTTTACGCAGGGATACATTATACCTATGTGGTACGACATGCTGGTACAAAGACACGGTGATACATTTCATTTTGAAACAAACCAAATAAACTTACCAAGCAGTCATATAGAATTTCACGACAATGAGCAGTTTTCTACTTATCCTCTTGAAGATAGCGATTATAAAAGAGCTGTAAAATTTACTAGTCCCTGGTTTTTCTGGACACCACCAGGTTGGTCAACACTTTTTATACCACCTTTATTACATAAAAATAACGACTTTACCGTAATTCCTGGAATTGTTGAAACAGACAGTTTCCATCAAGTAAATTTTCCTAGTATCTGGCATGCTGAAGGTGACACTATTATTAAAAGAGGAACACCTTTTTTACACTGCATACCGTTTAAAAGAGAAAAAACTGAGTTAGCGGTGGAGCTTTTTAGTGACACTGAACACAAAGCCATAGATAATGAGTCTTTTCGATTAAGATCTAAGTTTACAGGCGGATATAGGGAAATAACAAGAAGAAACAAAAATGAAAGTTTGGATTGATCAAGATTTATGTACAGGAGATGGTTTATGTGCAGAGATATGTCCAGAAGTTTTTGTAATGCAAAATGATGGACTAGCTTATGTTAAAGAGGGTGACAAAATATTTGCAGAAGATCTCGGTAATCCACAGGGGGCTGAAGGTCAAGCTGTTGTTCCTAAGGGTAAAGAAAGTTTGGTTATTGAGTCTGCGGAGGAGTGTCCAGGAGAGTGTATATTTATAGAGGGGAACTGATATGGCTTATATGCAGGAATTAAAAGTTGGTGACGAAAAAACACTAGAAAGAGATCGAGATCTAAGAGTTTTATCTTTAGGTGCTGGAGTACAAAGCTCTGCTTTAGTTTTTAAATTACTTAGAGAAGAAATAGAACCAGTTGATATTGCAATGTTTGCTGATACTGGTAATGAGCCTAAAGAAGTTTACGAGTGGCTTAAATATTTAAAAAAGATAATGAAAGGCCGTGTTGAGTTTGAAGTTGTAAGAAACTCTATGAATACAGGACATATAATTAACGACTACAAAGCTAAGGAAGGTAGATACGCACTAATTCCTGTTTATATAAAAAAATCAGACGGAAAAATGGGTTTTGGTAGAAGGACTTGTACTGCTGAATACAAGATCAGGCCAATACAAGAAAAAGTTAGAGAAATTTTAGGTGTTAAGAATTTAAGAAATAAATATGTAGAAATGGTTATGGGTATTTCCTTTGACGAAATACAAAGAGTAAAAGAGCCTATGACAAAATGGCAGGTTAACTGCTATCCATATATACAAGAGGAAATTACAAGACAAGACATTATAGACTGGACACAAAAAGAGGGTTATCCGAAACCACCAAGATCTGCTTGTATTATTTGTCCATACCACAATGATGTAGAGTGGAAACGATTAAAAGAACATTACCCAGAAGAGTTTGCTTATGCTGTTGAGTTTGACGAGTGGTTAAGAAACCCTAATTCCGAGTCTGCTGCCTTAACTAACTTTAAAAAGTATGACGATGGTTCAGAGCAATACTTATATAGATCTAAAATACCTCTCAGAGAGGCTACATTTGCAGAACCAAAAGATTATCAGGGATCTTTATTTGATGATGAGTGCGAAGGTATGTGTGGTGTTTGATAAGTTTTTAGAGTGGGAAAACAAGATATTTACTGCGCCATATAAGTGGTTGATTACAAAGGGCTACATTACTGCTAAAAAAATATACTTATCTATGGAAGATCTCTATGAAAGAACTATATATGACGAATATAGAGGTAATCCTAACTGGGCTGGTGACGACTAAAGACCGGTAAACGCTAATTATAAGTTTATAATTGAGTATGGTAAGTAATTATAATCTTGAAGAGGAACTGCTTAAAAAAAGCAGGATTACTACTAGATCCCCAAGAACAATCACAGAAGAGTCATTTTCGCATATTTACAATTCAGATCATTGTAAATGTGGTTGTATAAAACAATCCTAAAAACACAGAAAAATTGTCTTAATTAGTATATACTATTGATTATATTACTGAATATAGAAGGAGTAATTTATGGCTGAAGAAACGCAACAACTTAGTGCAGAACAAACAGCAGATCTCGTGAATAAATTAGTAGCTGAAAATAAAACTTTCAGAGCTATGTTAAATGACACTGCTGAAAAAATTGCACAATTAGAGTTGAAAAACTCTGAATTAAAAGTTCAAAACAGAGCTTTACAAGAAGTATTGCAGGCCTCTAGTGGTACTACGACACCAGTAGAACCAGCAGAAGTTAAATCAGAAGAAGAGTAATGACTTCTCTGACAGAATACTCACAATCAAATCCAAGCAAAGCTGGATCAGTAGCTTGGAGAGATTTAAATGAGTCTAACAGGGCTGCGTGGGTAGAAGCGTGTGAAGGTGTCAAGTCTGGTAATGTCACAGCAGCAACTGCTGCTAAATGGCTTAAAGAACACAAAGATTGTCCTTTAACAGTTGACTCTATACGATGTGCTATCCGAAACACTATGGAACATTATGTCAAGTCTTGAAGAATACAACAAGAACAAATCTAATGCACCAAAGCCTAAAGGTAGAAAGAAAAGAGATCATCCAACTGGATTTGAGCCTGGTTATAGGATAAAAGGTGACAAAGGCGAAATAGTATCAGAGCCACAAAAAGAAAGCAATATCAATCATTATGATGATATTTTAAAACAACTGGAGCTTGATCCAAAAAAATATGAGGTCATAGAGCCAGTTGAGGTAAGATCTTGGGACAGTCCGACTGATGGGGGGACTAGGCTTTTTTACTACAAAGCGAGGATACAATCACTACAACCAGTTTCAAAGGATGATCCTGACTATGACGCTTTACTTAAAGAAGTAAAGAAAGTTAAAAAACCAAAGAAAAGAGCAGTTGATAAAGGCGAAAGTATCGTATTTTGTTGGAGTGACTGGCAGATCGGTAAACCAGATGGCAAAGGTACAGAGGCTATTGTTGATCGTTTGACAAGAATGATACCTGATTTTATAACTCATGTTGAAACTCTAAGAGCAAGCGGTAAGAAGATCGAGAACTTATATATATTATCTTTAGGTGATATTATCGAAAATTGTGCAGGATTCTACCCCAACATGACCTATGGAGTCGAGCTCAATCTTCGTGATCAGGTTAAGGTAGCTCGCAGAATAATGGTTAAAGCTCTTACGGAGTGGTCGCCTTTATTTAAAAATGTAGTTGTATGTGCAATAGCTGGTAATCACGGTGAAAATCGTGATAGTGGTAAGACATTTACTAATTTTGCAGACAATCACGATGTTGCAGTCGTTGAGCAAGTACAAGAAATATTAGAACAAAACCCTAAAGCATTTGGTCATGTTAAGTTTTATATACCAGAAGAGGAGTTATCAGCAACGATAGAAATATCAGGAAAGATAGTTGGATTTGCTCACGGCCACCAATTTAGATCTGGAGTTTCAGTAAAAACTGGTAGGTTTGCTTTTGACAAAGGTATTAAGTGGTTTGCTGGTCAATGTATGGGGCGTGAACCTATTGGTGATGCTGATCTACTTGTATGGGGACATTTTCATCACTACATAAAATATCCAAATCGTGGTAGATGGTTTATACAAGCACCGTCAATGGACGATGGATCTAAGTGGTTTAAAGATATGACTGGGGATGAAGCACCACCAGGACAGGTCAGCTTTACAATTAGTAGTAAAGACCAGGGATATTTTATTAGAAACGAGGAATATTTCCCTTTCAATAGTTAAATACCTGAAACAACATTTACATCATTTATTATGAAATTGTATGTTTTTAGAAGTATTAAGGATAAGTTCACAAAAAGATTCCACTAGTGGAATACTATTTGATATAACAGACAATAAACGAAAATTCCTCTGCTACACCATTGAGGACGAATATAGGGCTGTTAAGCAAAAACATGAAACCAGAATACCTGCTGGTGTGTATGAATTAACGCTTCGTAGCGAAGGTGGCTTTCACTCACGCTACTTGAAAAAATATGGACCTGACTGGCATCGTGGAATGATCTATGTCAATAATGTGCCTAATTTTGAATATATTCTTTGGCACACAGGTAATAATGATGAGGCGACCAGTGGTTGTTTAATTTTGGGACAAAATCAAGAGAGTAATTTGATAAAACCTGACGGCTGGGTGGGAAGTAGCGTTTCAGCATATAAATTTGTATATCCAAAAGTGAGAGATGCAATTTTGTCTGGTGAAAAAGTTATGGTCAAGTATGTAGATTTTGACGACACAGGTGACAATGAGTACATTGCTGTATCTGGAAATGAGCCAGTTTACTCTGTAAGTCCTACTGATCAACCAAAGCCAGAAACAGAAGTTTATGATTTTTCTAAAGATTTTCCTAAATGGCCAGGAATATACTATAAGGTACAAGTACCTATGATTCAATCAGATGAACTAAAAGAATGGCAGAAAGCTGTTGGTTTAAGTCCTGACGGTTGGTATGGGAATGGATCTAGGAAAAAGGTACTCGAACTTCAAAAAGAGTTTGGGCTACAACAAGATGGTGTCTTAGGTAAAAAAACTTGGGACATTTCTTTTGCAAAAGAAAGTTAGGAGATCCAATATGAATTGGGAATTAACAGACGCTTTTAAAGTGTCATTAATTAGAGCAGTAAGAACTGGACTACAAGCAGGTCTTGGAGTAATACTAGCTGCTCAATCAGGCTGGCTAGATATGTCAGTCGTTGAAGGTGCAGTAGTAGCAGGTGGTGCTGCGTTTTTCTCAGCATTGCAAAATGTTTTAGAAGAAGCACCTTTCAAATTTATGTCTAATATGCCTAAAGGCTAATTAAACAAAATTTTATGGTTTAGGGGGATTATTTCCCCCTTTACTATATAGGAGATCATTTATGTATTATTATAAAATAGAAGTATTAAAGGTAGTAGATGGAGATACCGTTGATGTTAGAATTGATTTGGGTTTTGATGTGTGGCATAAATCTCGTGTTAGGCTCCAGGGAATTAACGCACCTGAGTCTAGAACTAGAGATCTCGAAGAAAAAGCCCTGGGACTTGCGGCTAAAGCTAGACTTATCGAACTTCTAACAGACGAAAAATCAGATCTAGAAATGCAATCTTTTGGCGTTGGTAAATATGGTCGTGTTTTAGGTGTAATTTATAAAGACAAAGTAAATATAAATGATCTTCTTGTAAAAGAAGGACACGCAACTATATATGATGGTGGGAAGAGGTAGGAAGTGATGAGAGAGTGCTTCGTAAGTTCAATACCTTAGTTCGTTTATTAATTGT